AAGTAGGGTTTTTCTGGTGTGTATTCGATCCAGTTGATATGCACACCCCAATGCTCACCGCAGTCGCGTACAAAGCGCAGCGTCGCCTCGTCTTCCTTGCCAGTGTTGGCGAAGCAAACTGTTGCCTCTTGCGGTAGGCCGCCGTTAGATTGCAGCACTCGCCAGAGCATGTAGGCGCTGGTGCGGCCACCGCTGAAGCTGATGCAGGTCGGGCTGTCGATTTTGAATGGATCACTCATAAATTTCATTTCTCCTATGCGGCCTCGGGCAATCTTCTGGCGGTACTACCACGCACCAGACCGCCCGAAACCAGCGACCGCCGTAGATCGACACCCAGCGGTCGATGTAGGCGTCTGGCATTGAGTTGAGGATCTTGCTTACATAGTCCTTGTCAAGGCGAGGCACCTTCTCAATTATTTCCGCGACTGTCAGACCATCAGGCGCTGCGCGTAGAGCTGCTCTGACTTGCCTGATTCTGCTGCCCTTTTCTCCTGCCATTTTTTGCCTTCCTCTTTTCTGCTAGTTTCATTTCCTTGGCGAGAACCTCGTAACCGAGCTGCGTTACGGCGCTGTCAGGTCCGATCAGACCTCGCCGGCGAAGCGACCAGTACGAGCACCAGCTCGCTGGTCTGTTGTTGATCTGCTTGAACTTCCATCCGATTGCGAAGTGCTTGAGCATGAAGAACTGGTGCATTGAGAGCGACATCATTAAAGTGTCTTTCCTGTTGAATAGAGCTTGAGCATCCGGCATCTTTCCCTCTCTGCTGGCGTGATGTCGGGGCTGATCTCAGCGACGCCGCAGAGGTAGTCTCGCGGCGGCGGCTTGATGATGATTGAGAGGTACAGAGCGACGCCTGCCGTGAAGACGATCATCAGGTACACGACGATCCAGGACCAGAGCTTCATTTGCTGCCCCGCGAGATCAGGTGCAAAGTAATTGCGGCCATGCAACCCAAAGAGATGAGCGCAAATATGGCCGTGATAGTCAACATCAGCCACTCGGTTCCAGCGTTGCCGCTGCCAGCGATCTGCATTGCGGCCTGCATCACCAGGTAGACCCACGACGATTGAATGAAGGCGGTCATGCCTGGCGGCCCTCTCGCAAATCCTTGGCGTTGGCTTGAAGCACGCCGCGAATCAGCGGGTTAATGCAGTTCTTCGCATTCTGCTCAAGCGCGTCCGCGCACTCGCTCTTAGTGATCTTCTCCACGGCTCTGGCAAAGGAGTGGACCTCCTTATGCTCGCGCCAGAGTTTTACGATTTCTTCGTGGGTCATGCTTGCCCCCTTGCGCGGATGGCGGCTGCTATGTGCAGTTCTCGGTCTTTTGTTGGGCCGAGCCATTCTTCTGCAATCTGAGCACACGCCTCGCGCTCGGCTGCGGCGACAAGGGCGGCGAAGCGTTCAAGCATTGCTATATCCCTCAGTCCATAGACTTCTACAGCGCGGTCACTCCATTCTGGTTTTTGTGCGGCCTCCCGCGCCATGCGGATGATGTCGTCGTGGGTCATGGTTGCTTCCTTGCTTTAAGCATAGAGTCAGCCATGACGTAGCACCACTCAGCAATCGCATCTGGGTGTCGCGCTATTTCTTGGACGTCTGGATCTTGTAAATACATAAGCATCGCCTTGGCGGCGAAGTAATCCCGCAGCGTCATGCCTTCACAGACCTTGCCACCGTCAATGTCGGGCACTGGAAACGCTGGACCGCCTGTGTCTTTATCCATGATTCTTCTCCCTAAGCAGCTTCTCAATGTCCATCACAACATCGCGGGTGTCGTAGTCCCACTCATTGATCTCGGCTTCGGTTAGCCCTACCCACTGGCGCTGTGCTGCGGGTGGGCCGCTGAAAAGTGGAACAGGCATTCCATCCGTACCAAGTCGGCCCTTTTGCTTGGCGGGGATTATTTCTGTGTCGGCATCAAAATGTAGGTCTGTTGCCCATGCCACCGGCTTTTTTCTATCAGCCTCTGCGATGGCGGTGCGGAGGGCTTCGCGTTGAATCCTGTAGGCATCGTCATTACCGCGACTAGCCTCATATTCCAGCGCCTCCAGCGCCTGCCTCATTGCGGTGATGCTCATTCCTTCGCCTCCATCGCCTGCTTGGCGACATTGGCGGCTGTACGCATCCCGTGGACCCAGCCTGCGATTGCACCGCGCTCGGCGGCCAGAGAGATCGCACGCTCGTAGTCTTCCCGAGTCATCAGGGCCACCGAGCCTACAAGCGGCATCATCTCAGCGACGATCTTGTCGATTTCCTTTGAGAGCTTCGAGTCCATCACAGTGCTCCTATAACAAGGGCAACGAGCAGCCCGATGCCGACGATGATTGATGCCGTCAGAACAATCTTGTCGGCTGTGTGCATCGGGGTGTAGGGTTCGCTCAGTGATCCTCTAGCGTATGGGCCAAAGGCTTCTTCCATTGTGCGTGGGTAGCGGCGAGGTGATTGCATTGATTTCTCCTAGTGGGTTACTGATTGCTGAATCATATTCGCTTTGACTTTCTTGTCAACTACCCCACAGTCTACTCAGGTATTCAAAGCCTCATAATCAGAGCCGAGGCGCGGGTTTTTGAGTTTCTCACGCCTCAGCCGCTGCGTCTCCCAGCGGTTGCCATAGCTTAGGGGCGGGGTGCGTACCTCGCCCCCTTTTTGCCCTACCATTTGACTGCTACGTCAAAGACGAATTACAATTCTAGGCATGACAACCGCCGCCCAGCAAGCTATTTCTGACATCCGCGCCAAAGCCGAGAGCGCCGGCTTTCGGCTTTCTGACGTATGCCGGGTTGCGGAGATTGACCAGGCGCAGGTCAGCCGCTGGGCTAATGGCGTCACGGAGCCGCTATACGGGGCCGTAAAGCGCTTAGAACAGGCCGCCGATGCCCTAGTGGCAGCGCGCCTGGAAAAGCTCTCCAAGGCCCAGCAGGCGGCTTGAGGGTGAAGAAGGTTTTGGGCATCGACGTGGGCCTCAATGGCGCAATCGCCATCGTGGCAGACGGCCAGCTCATCGACCTCCACGATATGCCTACCGTCACTCTGGAGCGTAATAACAAAAATAAGCGCATGGTCAATGCCGCCGAGCTGGCACGCCTTATCAGGCAGGCAGCACCCGGCTGCGCGTACCTTGAGCGCCTCAATGCGATGCCGGGGCAAGGCGTTACGTCCATGTTCTCGATGGGCCAGAGCCTCGGTGTAGTCCTTGGGATACTCGCCGCCCTCGACATCCCGACCACGACGATCCCGCCGCGCACCTGGCAAAAGGCGCTTGACGTGCCCGCCGGAAAGGATGGCTCGCGCTATCGCGCCGCCCAGCTCTTCCCTTCGCACGCCGACAAGTTCGCTCGCGTCAAGGATGACGGGCGCAGCGATGCTACGCTGATCGCGGCTTATGGTGCCCGCCAATGATCGACGAGTGGGATAGCCTGGACCCGTTCCCGCATCTTGTGATTGACGGGTTCCTCGATGAGCGCCAGGCGTTGCAGCTCTCCAGCGACTTCCCGGCCTTTGATTCGCCGGTGTGGCATACATACGACAATGCCATCGAGGTGAAGAAGACCTGCAATAACTGGCACGTCTTTACGCCAGCCTTGTATCGGTTCTTTTATGACATGAGTTCGCTGGAGTGCATCTTCCCATTCCAGACTCTGACCAAGTGCAGGCTCTTCCCGGACTATGGCCTTCACGGTGGCGGTCTGCACATCCACGGCGCTGGCGGCAAGCTCAACACTCACCTCGACTACAGCATCCACCCCAAGCTGGGCCTGGAGCGCCGCCTCAATCTCATCGTGTACCTTAACCCCGATTGGCAGGAGTCGTGGGGCGGCTCGCTCGGGCTGTGGCGCGATGACAATGGCAAGCCCGGCGAGCTGGTGAAGTCAATAGCGCCGCTGTTTAACCGCGCTGTGGTGTTTGACACCACAGGCGCATGGCATGGGCTGCCTGAGCCGATCACCTGCCCCGAAGGGCAGTACCGCAAATCCTTGGCGGTGTATTACCTGTGCGATCCTAGAGAAGGCGCTGCCTCGCGTAACCGCGCTCTGTTTGCGCCGACTGCCGAGCAGGCCGAGAACCGCGATGTGCTGGAGCTGATTGAGAGGCGGGCGCGTTAGCGCGCCATCAGGTAAAGCCCCACATTTGAGAACGCATAGCCGGCATACACAATGCCCATTTGCGGGTTCCCCTTGTAGAACTGCTCAAGAGAGACGAAGGCATACGCCAGCCCCGTGGCGATGATGAGCCAGGCGCTCATATCTTGGAGACATCCACCACCTGCCCGCGAAACTCGATCTTGTTCTCATCCCACTTATGGACAAGCTCGGGCCAGAGGAGTCTGCCTTCATGGAAGGTGAGGACGGCGAACCCGCTGCGCCAGTTAGTCGGGCTGTCCTCTAAGTAGTCCACGAATTGCGGGCCGTTGGTGTCTGCCAGAGTCCCCGTATCTACGCCGAAGCGGTTGCCGCGATAGTCGCTAAAAGGCGTCACCTTGAGCGAGTGCAGATGCCCCGTCACGGTGCTGATGCCAGAGTTCACGGTGTTATTGTGCGTTGCGTGAACACCACCCTTTAGGCGATGCTTAACTACAACATCCTCAGTCGGCCAGCATGACCAGCAGGAAATCCAGGCTGGGAAGTGATCGGAGAGCTTGAACCCGCCGACGTGCATGAACTCGGGCACGGTATTAGCCAGCCGGTTCTCGAAGCGAGCGTCATGGTTTCCCAGCGCCCAGATCAGCTTGGCACCATTAGCGGCGTCCTCAATCTCGCCCAAGCTGGCCTCGCAGGCTCGCAGCTCATGGATGACTGAAGGCTTACTATCCCATCCGATTCGCGGGTGGCGGCTGATGCTGGCCCCGTCGAACGCATCCCCGTTATTGATGATCGCTTTAGGCTTAAGCGTCTTAATCGCCCACAAAAGACCCTTGAAGGCTGTGGTCCGGATGGCGGGCCAAAAGTGCGCGTCAGAAAAGACCAAGACAGTGCCATTCTCGATGCCCAGGTGATGCCTTGCGGAAGAAGTAGGAGCCGATCCAATGTGGCTGAAACGACGCTTAATCCTTGCGTTTTTTGCCGGTAGCTTTATTCCCGTCTTCTGCTCTATCTTCCTTCTGCGAGCCATCACATTGCGGTCTGTGATGCCGAGGATTTTCGATAACTTTACGGGAGACTGATGAGCCTTCCATAGCTCAATAAATTCGTCATCACTGATCGCTGCTCTTGGCATACAAGACCTTTTCGAGAACATTGACGACGCGATGCTCTGCGGCATCAAGCTGATCTGCCGTCGCCAGCCTGTCCTGCGCCGTTGAAATCAGATCGAAAAGGAAGACATGAAGGCACTCATGGAGCGCCGTCATGGATAGAGATTCAGTGTTGATAGTGGCAGCGCCAAAGTCACCTAGCTGATAGGTGCCCAGACGAGCCTGCGCGTCGCACTGCATCGAAGCCATCGCGCCCTTGGCTGGCTTCATACTGCGCTCAATCCTCCAATCGTTGAGATTGAGGACTTGCTGCCAGTGCTTAATCCATTGGTCGAACTCGACGGCCTGCTCTGCCGTCGGCTTGTTTTGCGGTTTTGCCATACCTGCCCATTGTTTTATCCGTATATGACAAAAATCTGAAAAGGAGAGGCGATCTACGCCGCGTTTACTCTCCCAGAAGTCCAGGCACCGCCGTTCCGGCAGTTGCCGAGTAGCCTGTTGCTCGCGTCTGCTGCTGCAAGGCTCTACGCTGGAGCTCATCAAGCACAGGCGTAAGGCTTGTTAGAAACTGCTGCTGGCGAGCAAAGCTCGGGTCCAGCACGCTGCGAGTGATCTGCTCTGCCACGTTCTCATTGATGCCTTGCATACGAGGAACAAGCTGGCCGAGCATACGCGAGCCGCCTCCAAGCAAATCGCCACGAAGCATTTGAGTTCCAGCGGAGATGACCTCAGACGGTGCCGGCCCTTCAATCTCTGCGATCTCCTGCTGTATTCGCGCAGTCGGCGAGCCGCCTTCAATCGCGCCGCGAGTGCGAGCCATAGACTGCTCTCGCTGAAGGTTCTTAATGAAGTCTTCATACTCGCCGGTCGAGTTAAAGATCAGCTTGAAACGATCCTTCATGTTGCGGTCATTGAGGAACTTGCTGGCAACATCAGCCGTTTCGCGCATTCCGTAGATCTCATCGCGCAATGTCTGGATCGCGCCAAGACGATACATCTGCTGCTGACCTTCATCCTTAAACTGAGCAAGGTCGCGGCGAATCTCTGCCGGAGTCTTTTTCATAAACTTGGTGCGGCCAGCTTCAAGTGCATCATTTAATGCCGATTCACCAGAGAATGTGTCAAGCGCCTTCCCATAAACGGGAACCTTGTCGGTGATCGCTGTGCGTAGCTGTATGCGAAGATCGTCGAGGTCATTAGCGCGCATACTTTTGCCAGATTTACGCGCCTCATTTGCCAGATCGCCGACGTACTTATACGCTTTATCCAGCATCACCATATCGTTATCAGGCAGATCCGCATACTGCGGCAGACGGCGTGCATCAGCGATGGCGGCCTGAATGTCCTTTGACTTCCTTAAAAGATTGTCGATTGCAAAAGACTCGACCTGTCCGGCTGCTCTAGCTTGTTCGTAAAGAGGAGAGGCAAGCATTGAACGACGATTGATGATGTCCAGCGCCACCTCGTCGAGATCGCGTGCGCCAACTGCCGTCAAGTCCGTAATGTCTTTAAAG